TTTTGCTTTAAACGAATACGAAATTGGTTTGCCTCGATACTATGTAGTTGAAGACGTAGGTCGCGCAAGCGAAGGTTTCAGCGCAACTTGGTATCCGCATTTATACAGAATCAAACTTAAAAAGATAACAGACGCACAGCAGTTTGCAGATATTTTAGACAAGCCGGCAGTTGATGCTAACGGTGATCCTACTGATAAAACTCTAAGAGAAATACTCAGCACACGAGCCAAAGAACTAGAGATTAATGACGCTGTTATTCTACAAGCAGAAGCAGATAGTCCACAAAGTGGTTACGAAACTAGACAATTTTATACTTTAGCAGTTGACGAAAAGGGCAAGACTACCCTTAATACATCTGACACTAGTTCACTTGATGCAAGTATAACAACAATCACTGCTCTTGAAAGCAATAAACGTCCTGTAAGAACAGGTTACACAGGATTTTTAGTTGGGGATGGCTTTCCGCAAAACGGTTATGACTTTGGGCATGGCATACAGTTTCCTGAATCACCAGGACCTGATGATTTTTTCCTTCGTACAGATTTTATGCCTAACAGACTGTTTAGGTTTGATGGAACTCGTTGGGTTAAGGTTGAAGATGCAGTTCGTATGAACATGACCAACAACGACACACGACAAACACATACTACTGGATTTATTAATAATACCACTTACATTTATAATGAAGCGATTGCTATTGATTGGATTAATCTTGAAAAAGATGTTTTCAGCTTTGACACTAACATTGACTATACAACAACTGCACTATATCTAGTTCTAAAATTAGAGACAGTAGAAATTGCTTTTACTATTGCAGAACATGTTGGTATGATAACTGATGTAGGTGGAAAGATACATGTCACATTACCAATAATTGATAGTGAACAACAGGCTATTCCATATCAAGGTACTTGGAAACTTAGCTTATGTAATAATAGAGAAGCACAACGACAAAGCCTTAGCAAGGCTCTTAGACCTAAGGCAGATTTATAATGCAGCATTTTTATGACGGCCAAATTAGACGATATATCACACAAACAATTCGTGTGTTAAGTAATTTTACTGTGCGTTACGGAGATGGTACACTTGTACGTGTTCCAGTAATGTATGGAGATGCTGATAGACAAGCTGCTTCAATAATTCGTCAAAACAGCGAAAACAAAATTAATAGTGTTCCTCGCATGAGTGTTTACATAAGCGGATTAGAACTAGATAGAAATAGATTAGGCGATCCTAGTTATGTTGGCAAGGTGCATGTTCGAGAACGAGAAATTAATGACAGCGATCCTGCAAATCCTGTTTACACTACTGGTCAAGGTCGCAATTATACTGTTGAAAGATTAATGCCAACACCTTTTAAATTAAGTTTAAAATGTGATGTATGGACGGCTAACACTGAACAAAAATTACAGTTATTAGAACAAATACTTGTATTGTTCAATCCTAGTTTAGAACTACAAACAACAGACAATTATATCGACTGGACCAGTTTGACTGTATTAAATTTAGGCCAGGTAAATTGGACAAGTCGTACTGTTCCAATTGGCAACGATACTCCTATTGATATTGCTAGTCTAAATTTTGACACTCCTATATGGATTAGTCCCCCAGTTAAGGTTAAACACCTTGGTGTTATTACAAAAATTATTACTAGTATACATCAAGGATCTGCAATTGATAAGAATACTTATATTGACGGACTTGGACAACCGTTGGCAGGTCCAGAAATAACTATGGGCCAGCTACTAACACGCGATGTTGTTTCAATTACAGATTATAACATTCAGGTTTACAACAACCAAGCTATACTACTTAACAAATCTGAAAGCAGCATACCAAGAGAACCTACGCTAGACATTCCTGTGCGTCAAGGAACTCCAATCGAATGGCAAACAGTATTTGACAAATATCCTGGGAAATACACAGCAGGATCAAGTTCTCTTTACTTGACACAATCCAACGGAACTGAGATTGTAGGAACTGTAGCAATCAGTCCATTAGATCCTACAATACTAACAGTTTCTTGGGATTCTGATACTTTAAACACAAACACTGGCATTGACAGTAACGGTAACTTAGACACTGATCCTGATTATGATGCAGCTGGAAGTAATCGTCCAAACAGTCCTGGAACTTTTGATGCTATTATTGATCCTCAAAAAGTTTATCCTGGACACGGTATGCAAAATGTAACTGTTGGAGACAGATTCTTAATTGTTGAAGATATTGGACACGTTGATAATCAAGATGGTCCAGATGCATGGAAATCTAGCGGTGGAGCAGATTTTGTTGCCCGTGCAAATGACATTATTGAATGGACTGGAACACAGTGGAATGTAATTTTTAACAGCAGTCAAGAATCTGATACCCTTATATATCAAACGAATATATACACTGGAGTACAATATGTGTGGAACGGTGTATATTGGACCAAATCGTTTGAGGGTGAGTACAGGGCAGGTTCATGGAGACTAGAGTTGTAACAGATCGTATAGTTTGTAGCGGAGCATTATTCTACGCTAAATCTACACGAAGAATTTTACTGTTACAAAAAGCCAACGGCAAACATCAAGGAACTTGGGGACTGGTAGGCGGAACAAACCTACAAAAAGAAAACCCTTGGCAAGGACTACAACGCGAAGTCCAAGAAGAAATTGGTTCTTTTCCAGAAATCATCAAAACTATACCTTTAGAAACATTTGTTTCAAACGACAAAGTCTTTAATTTCCACACTTATCTTTGCGTTACAAACAACGAATTTGTACCAATACTCAGTGAAGAACATAGTGCGTGGGCATGGATTAATATAGATACTCCGCCTAAGCCGTTGCATCAAGGTTTAAGAAATAGTTTTAGCAACAAAACAATTAGAACAAAATTACAAACAATCTTTGATTTAGTGGAGTTAATATAATGTATTCGATGATTCAAGAACAATCGCCGAATGAGCCGTATGCGTGGGCAACTAATATTTTTAGTCCTGAAGAAATTGATCTTATCTTAGATCTTGGAAAATCTTTACCTCAAGAAGAAGGTGGTGTTAATAATACAGGTGTTGCAAAATTAGAAACACGCAGAAGTAAAATTTCTTGGATTTGTCCTGCCCTAAATACTGAGTTTATTTTTCATAGAATTTCTACTGCTATTCAAAAAATCAATAGAGATTTTTATAATTTTGAATTAACAACAATGGAAGATATTCAATTTAGCGAGTATGATGCCAGTTATCAGGGCATGTATCGCAATCACACTGATGACGGCTTCGAAGAGTTTAGAAGAAAAATTAGTTTTAGTTTGCAATTATCTGATCCAGAAGACTATGACGGCGGCGACTTGTTGATATATCGATTTAAATTAGACAATCCTTTTGAAGTAAAACGAGAAAAGGGACTGTTATCTATATTTCCAAGCTGGACTATACACGAAGTTACGCCAGTGACTCGTGGAACTAGATATACTTTAGTAGGATGGTGTCATGGACCGCAATTTAGATGATATAAGATTTATTACACTTTGGCCAACACATTTAATGATGACAACCTTGTTGGCCGATCCAAGCAATATGATACAAGAAGTTTATAAACTTGCCAGTAGCCCTAACACTATAAAAAAATCAAACTATGGCGGTTGGCAAAGTGAAACCAACTTATATGAAAATGAAATTTTCAACCCCATATGCAGTCATGTTGCAGATTTATGCACTAGAGTTTTTGATGTAAAAGGTACTAAGTTTCATCAAATGTGGGCTTGTATTAATAAGAAACATGATCAAAATTTAATTCATTCTCACAGTAATGCATTTAATTTATCTGGAGTATGTTATCTTAAAGTTCCACAAGATTCAGGTAGCATAGTTTTTAGAGATCCTCGTCCAGGATCTGTTCATGCGCCCGATAGAATTTTTAACTACGGTGATAGTGAATACTTTGTTCCTTTTGATAATATGATTATTTTGTTTCCTTCGTATCTTGAACATTTTGTATTGCCTAATAGAAATGACGAGGATCGCATATCAATAAGTTTTGATATAACATTGGAAAGATAATGTACCTAACAAATAAAGTTATTATTGTTGAAAATTTTTATAAAGATCCTGACATGGTTAGAAATCTTGCCTTAAATCAAGAATTTTTACCTGAAAGTCATCCTGAAAGATTTGGTAACTGGCCTGGACGTCGATCAAAATTTATCAACGATATCAATCCTCGACTTTGCGAAGAATTTAGAGACAGTTTAATGCACAGCTTACTTGAAGGTGTGCCCACAAATTATAATTGTTATTTTGAAACTAATTTTCAATTATGTTATGAAACTGACGGTGATTCCTGGATACACTACGACTTCGACCCTAAAGATTGGGAAATCACGCATGTTGGAGTAGTGTATCTTAATCCAAATCCTCCACCTAATTCTGGTACTTTAATATATGATTTTAACAAAGAGTATGAACAAGAATTTTTAGAATATTCAGAAAAACATAATCATATATGGAGGAAACTAAACAGAGATCAAGACAGTAAAGAATTTAATCGTTGGTGGACTTTGAATTTATCTGTTGAAAACAAGTATAATAGAGCTGTATTGTATTCACCTTCTGTATGGCATAAATCTGATCGTTACTTTGGTAATGATAAAGATTCAGGGCGTCTAATACAGCCATTTTTTTGTAATATAAAGTATTCGTCATGAAAAAATTAGCAATATTTGGAGATAGTTTTTCAGAACCAACATGGGCTAAAAATGAAAAATATCTTGCATGGCCGGAACTTCTAACTGCTAATTTTAAAATTACAAATTATTCATTAAGCGGATCTAGTTTATGGTGGTCTTATAAACAGTGGAAGAAAGACCACCATACAAACGATTATAACATATTTGTAATAACAATACCGGGAAGAATTTATGTTGAGTCGTTGGATCGACACTTAAATGTTAATCCTACAACATGGCCAAGATGGTTTGGAATTAATTTTGGCGAATTGTGGTTTAAGTATTTCTATTCTGAAGAAAGAGAAAATGCATTTCATAATTTTATGTTAGAAGACATCCTAAAATCTAGCAATACACTTGTAATACCAGCATTTCTTGAAAG